CTGTGCACCCTGCTGACCCCCAAACCCAGCCTGTCCTAACCTCTCACGTGTGTGATATTATGTAGTTGTGAGAGAGGGGCAGTTAGATGAGCGCTCCCAGTGGTCAGGTTTGGGTCGTGGTGACCCCGGTCGCGGACCCGTGGAACGGCGGGTTTATCCAGGATCTTGAAATCCTGGACAAGCCGCCGGAATGGGACCTGGCCGAACTCGGGCAGGTCTGCTACACCGGCAACGTCAACGGCGGCGACTCGGTGGAATACGTTCCGCCGGCCGCCGAGGGTGACAAACTGGCTCCATGAGGACCACGCGCACCGCAGGCATTGCCGCCGCCGTCGCCTACGCCCTGACGATCGTCGGGGCGAACTGGGCCGTTCACACGTTCGGGCTGGTCCCGGTCGGGTTCGGTCTTTACGCCCCGGCCGGGATCTACTTTGTCGCGGCGGCGCTAGTGCTGCGCGACGGCGTGCAATACGCGCTGGGGAAACGGTGGGCGCTGATCGTCATGGCCGTGGGAGTGGGCCTGTCCGCGATCGTCGCCGGGCCGAAACTAGCCGTCGCGTCAGCGGCGGCATTCGCGATCTCCGAATCGGTGGACTTCGCCCTGTTCACCTGGGTTGCGCCCCGGTGGGCGCTAGCCGTCCTGGCTGGCGGCGCAGCGGGAGCGGTGGCCGATTCGATGGTGTTCCTGTCGATCGCGTTCGGGTCGCTGGCGCTGCTGCCCGGCCAGGTGCTCGGGAAACTGTACGGCGTGGTAGCCGCCGCTGCGGTCATCGCGTGGCGCCGCCGCCGCCGCATGAGATTCGCGTGATCGACTTCTACCTTGGCACCCACGAGGACCAGTGGCTGTGGCAGCGGGAGGGCCTGCTGCTGTTCGTCAGCCATAACCGGTTGTTGCGCCGAAAGAGGCTGCACCCAGCGGTCACCCGGTGGGGCCTGGATTCCGGGGCCTTCACCCACATCGCCAAGCACGGCCGGTGGACGTTCACCCCCCGCGAGTACGTGACTGCTGTCCGCCGCTATGCCAGCGAGATCGGCAGTATCGATTTCGCCGCCCCGATGGACATGATGTGCGAGCCGTACATCCTCGCCCGCACCGGGCTGACCATCCCGCAGCACCATGAGATCACGGTCACGAACTACGTTGAACTGCGGATGATCGACGCTGACCTGCGATTCATCCCGTCTGTCCAGGGGTGGACCCGGGACGATTTCCTGCGCTGCGTCGATCTGTACGGCCGGTACGGCGTGGATCTGGCTGCGCTGCCGAAGGTGGGGCTCGGCACCGTGTGCCGCAGGCAGTCCACCCGTGAGATCGATGTGATCGTGCGCAGCCTCGCGCCGCTGCGCCTGCACGGGTTCGGCGTCAAGACAACGGGGCTGCTGCGGTTCGGTAACCGGCTGGTCTCAGCGGATTCGCTCGCCTGGTCATACAACGCCCGCCGTCATCCGCCGCTGCCCGGACACCGGCATAAGAGCTGCGCGAATTGCGCGGTGTGGGCTGAACGGTGGCGGTCCCGGATTGTTACCCGGCTCGCGGACCGGGACCGGCACGGCTGGCAGGGTGATCTGTTCGACCCGGATGAAGCATGGGACGCGGGGCCGCATGGTCCTGCTGCACGGACGGGTTTAGGTGTTATCCTGCGCAGTTAGAGCGTCCTTGCTCTCCCCGTCAGCCCGCCGGGCGGCTCCACCATCTCCGAGGCGGGCTCACGATGGCGGCGCGATCAAGGCTGGCACGGCGGTTATGCCTGCCTCGCCGCGCGCCTCCGCGCCCACCACCGACATCGGCACCCCGGACTTCTACTGGGGGCAATGGGGCCAGGGGCTGCTCACCGACTGGTGGGAGACCACCGCTGACCTGATCTGGCCGCAGTCGGTGATCACCTACGGGCGGATGCGCCACGACCCGCAGATCAAGGCGGTCATCCTGGGCTGCCTGCTGCCGATCATGCGGTCCACGTGGATGGTCGACGGGCACGGGTGCAAGGACGAGGTGACCCAGCTTGTCGCGGACGACCTGGGGTTGCAGGTGCTGGGATCGCATGACGAGCCCGGCCCGGCGCGGCGGCGCGGGGTTATCTGGTCCCGGCACCTGCGGCAGGCGCTGTCCGCGCAGCTCACCTACGGGCACATGCCGTTCGAGCGGCGGTACCGGGAGGACGGCCAGCGGATGCGGCTGGACAACCTCGGGCCGCGCATGCCGTGGACGCTGGCGCAGATCAACCTGGAGCGGTCGGGTGAGGTGAAAGAGGTGGTGCAGACCACCCAGCCGGAGCCGATCCCGGCGGCGCGGCTGGTGTGGTACGTGCAGGACCTGGAGGGGTCGAACTGGGCGGGCATCTCGATGCAGCGGTCGGTGTTCGGGGCGTGGCTGCTGAAGCACGAGACGTGGCGGGTGCACGCGACGGCGATCCGCCGGTTCGGGATGGGCGTGCCGCAGGTGACCGCGCCGCAGGGCGCGACGAGCGCGCAGGTGCAGCAGGCGCAGCAGCTCGCGTCCTCGATGCGGGCCGGGGACCAGGCGGGGATGGGGCTGCCGGCCGGGTTCACGGCGCAGATCATGGGGATGACCGGCGGCGCGCCGGACGCGCTGGGGTTCATCCACTACCTGGACCAGGCGATCGCCAAGTCGATGCTTGAGGGGATCATCGAGCTGGGGCAGACGCAAACCGGGTCGCGCGCGCTGGGGAACTCGTTCCTGGACTTGTTCACCCTGTCGCTGCAGGCGCTGGCCGATGAGGCGGCGGTGGTGGCGACGTCGGGGCATCCGGGGATGCCGGGGATCGTCACGGACCTGGTGGACGTGAACTGGGGGGAGGATGAGCCGTCGCCGCGCGTGGTGTGCACCGACGTGGGCGATAACCATGAGGCGACGGCGCAGGCGATTCAGCTTCTGCTTGCGTCGGGGGCGATCCACGGGGACGCGTCGCTGGAGCGGTACGTGCGGGAGGCGTGGCGGCTGCCGGAGGCCGACCCGGTGCCGCCGGGGCAGCCTCCGCCCGCAGCGCCGCCGCTGCCGGGTCCGCGCCGGGCGCTGCCGCCGGGCGGGCAGCCGCCGCAGCAGCAGCCGGCGCGGCAGGTTCCACCGGCATCGCCGCAGCAGCGGCAGCCTGCCGCGTCGGCCGGGCGCCGTCAGCTCACCTCCACCGAGGTCCGCGCCGGGTTCGCGCCCGATTCCCACGACGCGCAGTGGCAGGAGGCGATGAGCCGGCTGCTGGCCGCTTACCGGTCGGTGACCGCGCTGCAGAAGGTGCACCTGACTGACCAGGCGGAGGCGGCGGCCGGGTCGGGGCGGCTCGCTTTGGACGCGCCGCCGGCGGGGGACGGCCCGGACCTGATCCTGGCGCACATGGCGGCGATGGCGCGGGACGCGGCGGCGTCGATGATCGCGGAGGCGGCCGGGCAGGGGGTGGTGATCGACCCGGCGGCGGTGGTGATCGACGCGTCCAAGCTGGGCCGGGTGGCGCGGGCGCGGGCCGGGCTGGCGGGGTCGCACCTGGCGCAGCAGGCGTCACAGCAGGTTCTGCAGGTGGTGGCAGCCGCTGAGGAGCAGCCGCAGCAGCCTGCGGCGGGGGAGACGGCGGCGGTGGTGGCGCAGGCGCTGGACCAGCTTTCCGACGCGCCGCTGATCGACCAGCTCAGCGCCGCCCTGACGGCGGCGCAGAACCACGGGCGGATCGCGGTGCTGAAGGCGGCGCCGGAGTCGGCGGGCACCGCGCAGTACGTGGCGAGCGAAATACTCGATAACAATACATGCGCGCCGTGCAGGGCTGAGGACGGGCACGTGTTCGGTTCGCTGGCGGAGGCGGAGGCGGCCTATCCGACCGGGGGTTACCGGGCGTGCAAGGGGTTCGCCCGGTGCCGGGGCACGGTGGTGGCGGTGTGGCAGCCGCCGGTGGCGGCGGCGGCTTTTACCGAGCGGCTGCATCCACGTGACCGGGAGGGCAAGTTCGCGCACAAGGACGCGATTCCCGGCACGGCGGGTCCTGCGCTGACCAAGCCGGCGGCACTGTCGCCGTACTACAACGAGATCCCGGAGACCCGGGGGATCTCCCGCACCAAGTCCACCTACGAATCGGGCGGCGGTACCGGCCGGTCCCGGGAAGATCTCGCGAAGCTGGGCGGCCAGGTGCGGCAGGTCGCGGAGCCGATCACTGCGAAGGAGGCCCGCGACGGGTCACGGCCGGTGTCGGACGCGGAGTTCCAGGCGCTGGCGAAAGAGGGCGTCAACCAGCTCGGGCGGCTGCGGGCGATGCGCTCGCCGGTGACGGGGCTGGATAAGAACTGGGCGAAGATCAAGACCGGTGCCTACCGGGAGGCGCGCAAGCCGTGGGGCGGCGTGACGATCGACGCGCACACCGGCAAACCGCTGGCCACCGACGCGGACAAGTACGCGCTGAGCGTGAAAAAGGCCGGGATGAACACCGTGAGCGTGCCGGAGAACGCGACCGCCGAGGAGTTCAGCACGGCGATGGACAAGGCGCTGGCCCAGTTCCGGGGGGTGCTGGAGGCGCAGCAGTCCTACCTGGGGGTGTTCCACGACGACGAGGAGCACAGGATCGACATTGACCCGGTGCTGGTGGTGGACTCGCTGCACGAGGTGGAGACGATCGGCGCGTACACGCACGCGATCGGCGGCGCTTACCACTTCAAGTCGGGGGACGGGTTCTGGCCGCCGCACGTCGCGGAGGAGCTGCCGGTGGCGGCTGCGGCGGACGGCGAGCCGGTGCACTGGGCCGGGCCGGGGCAGTGGCGCCGGGAGGCTGAGAAGGTGCAGCCGGGCCTGTCGCCGGAGCAGGAAGCGGAGATCGAGCAGGCGGGCGGCGAGCCGAACCCAAAAGCGGGGGGGCCTGAGATGACGGCCCTGGCCGACTGGAACCCGGACCTGCACCCGCGTAACCGGCGCGGCGAGTTCTCCCGCAAGGTCGGCATGCCGGAGATCAGGGCACCGGAGCCGGGCAAGCCGGAGCTGCAGGATTACGCGGTGTGGCGGTCGCCGGAGGGCACGGTGAAGCCGACCGAGGCGGAAACCAAGGCGGCGGCGCGGATCTGGTATTCAGTGTCCGCGACCGACACTGACGCGGAGCTGCGGAACCTGCCGGACCTGTCGCAGGCGGAGCCGTCGTTCCAGGCGGACGTCAAGTCGTTCCGTGGGCTGATCGGCCGGTCGCCTGCGTTCACCCAGCCGGCGGCGATGTGGCGGGGCACCTACGCGGGGGAGAAGCTGTTCGGCCCGCCGGGGACGGCGGTGGGCAAGACGTTCTCCGATAAGGGGTTCGTGTCGCTGACTGCCGCGCAGGCGACCGCGCAGTCGTACGGGGACACGCTGCTGCGGGTGCACGTCCCGGCGGGCGCGCACGCTTTGCGGGCGGATGAGGGGATCTGGGAGGCGGCGGGCAACAGCGATTACCCGCTGGCGTCGGTGATGGAATACACGCTGACTACCGGGTCGCGGTTCCGGGTGACGGCGGACACGCAGGGGCACAACATGTTCGGCGGGTACCGGCAGCTTGACGTGGATCTGCTGCCGGGCACGGCGGCGTCGCGGGCCGTGATGGCG